TGATATTGTAGAGGACTTGTATGATGATGCTGTTGCCCGTTACAGACTTCTTTTAGAAATAGGTGTCTGCCCAGAGCAAGCCCGTATGGTACTGCCACAGTCAACCATGACTGAGTGGTACTGGTCTGGATCACTGGATGCGTTTGCTTCTATGTGTCACCTACGTTGTAAGCCTGACACACAGTATGAGTCACAGCTTGTAGCTAACCAGATCGACAAAGAGATGGCTAAGTTGTTTCCTGTAAGTTGGGCTGCATTGATGGAGAAGAATGATGAATAAGGACGTAGGTATGATTGGTGTCGAGACCGTAGAAGAACACGAAGATGGTAGTGCCACCTACCAGTTTCACATGGATGCACATGCCCGTGGGTTACTGGCAGAGGAAGGCTTGAGGTTGGTACTCTATTGTGCTGCTGCTGGACTAGACATTCAGGTAGTGTATGACTTTATCACAGACCACATGGAGTATAACAAAGATGAAGCTACCTGAGGGACGTAAGCCACTACCTAATGAATGGTTTGTAGACAGAGCTAAGAAAGTTCAGCCTGATAATGAGTGGCCTAATGTCGATGACTTCTCAGACATAAACCACAGTAAAGATAATAAGTGTGTGAGTTGTGGTAATCCTACAGTCAATAAGGATTGGTGCAGTTTCTGTTTAGAGGAAGAGTAATGTACACGGTAGAGTTTGAGCCTGATGCCTCAGTAATAACTTCACTAGATCCTACTGGTCAATTCAACGATGTTGAGGTTATCATTGGTGAAGACAACCATGTTTATATCAGACAGTTTGATGATGATGCTAACGCATACGAAATGGTTATCATGGACTACACTCAATTCATTCAGATCTTTGCTGCCATGCAATCACCTGAGGGTGTATATATCATAGAAAATAGGAAACAAAATGACACCGTTTGAAATAGTATTATGTTGTAGTCTTGTAATTAATTTGTATTTAACTTGGCGTGTGTATATAATTGAAGAAGACCTTGACGAGCTAGGTAGTTTTAGTATAGAGTCAATATTAACATTATCAAAGAAACTGGAGAGACTAGAAGATGAAAGACATAAAGACATTAGTCGAGGATATGAACGAGGTGATCAAGGGTAACGGTGGTTGGAGTGGAACCATTAGCTCTATCATGGGTACCAACATAGCCATGACAGCTAACCAACGGTTCTCTAAACCACAGGAGCCACGAAGCTACCTATCCCTGTCTTCTATTGGCACACCATGCAAACGTAAACTGTGGTACAAGATCAATCAGCCTACAAGTGCTGATCCCCTACCAGCCAATGCTCTACTTAAATTCTTCTTTGGTGATATGATTGAAGAGTTAGTCCTAGCTATCGTTAAGGCTGCAGGACATGAGGTCAAGGGTGAGCAGGATCGTCTAGATGTACATGGTATCAAGGGACATCGTGACTGTGTGATTGATGGCATTACAGTAGACGTTAAGTCTGCCTCACCATTTGCCTTCAAGAAGTTTAAGGATGGTAACCTGCGTGAGGACGATCCATTCGGTTACATCTCACAGCTATCCTCTTACGTCTATGCTGGACAGGATGATCCTCTAGTCACAAACAAAACACATGGTGCCTTCCTAGTTATTGATAAAGTTAATGGTCACATCTGCTTAGATATGTATGACTTTACTGAGGAACTAAAGACAAAAGAAGAGGAGATGCTTGCAGCTATGGAACTGGTTAAGGGTGAGATCCCTGAGGATCGTATCCCACCAGTACCCCAGAGCAAGACATCCCCTAACACTAAGTTAGATGTATCATGTAGCTATTGTGAGTTTAACAAAGTGTGTTGGCCTGAGGCTCGTGTCTTCCTGTACAACACTGGTCCACTCTACTTAGTTGATGTAGTAAATGAACCTCGTGTGTTTGAGTTAAATCGTGATGAAGTATAAAGACCAAGGATTAAAGTACGGTTACCGATCTGGCTTGGAAGAGAAAGTATCTGAGCAGCTAACCAAGGCTAAGGTTAAATTCTCTTACGAAACCACAAAGATAACCTACGAAGTAAACGAGGTACGGAAGTACACACCTGACTTCATACTTGGTAACGGTATCATAGTTGAAACTAAGGGACGGTTTGTTCTAGCTGACAGAAAAAAGCACATACTAATAAAAGAACAACATCCACACCTTGACATTCGTTTTGTTTTCAGTAACTCTAATGCTAAGATCAACAAAGGATCGAAGACAACATACGGAATGTGGTGTGAGAAACATGGCTTCCAGTACGCAGACAAACTAATACCTAAGGAGTGGTTAAATGAGTATCCTAAAAATCCATAAGATAATCGAAGGGCCATTTGAAACCGACAATAATATGTGGTATAATTTGTGTCTTGTTGAGTTTCCAGATGGTGATCTTATCCATCAGGAAGTCTTGTATCCTACAATGAATGAGGCATACGAAGACATCAAGACACTCTCAAAACAAATCAACCCTATAGAGATTAATGCAATCAATGTTTGACTTTGATAGTAAACTACAGGCACTTGTCGATAACTATGGTCTTGCCTACCTTCTAGAAGAGAACGAAATAACTGAGCATTATGTTATTCGTTTCCTAGTAGAGGAAGGTATGATAGACTTTGACGACTACTTTAATACTGACGCAGAGATGAAACACTGGAAGGAACTAGAAGAATGATCAATGAGACTGATCTAGAGGCTTGGGAATATTACAACGAAGCCTACAAGAATAAGATGTCAATGAATGAATACCAGAGAATGGCATCTAAGACAGCTATCTACAACAGCACACACTCGATCCTGTACCCTGCACTAGGCTTGGCAGGTGAGGCTGGTGAGGTAGCTAACAAAGTTAAGAAGATGATACGTGACGGTAACTTTGATCGTCAAGGTATTGCCGCAGAGATTGGTGATGTGTTGTGGTATGTAGCTGCACTATCCCGTGACCTGAATATTGACTTACATGATATTGCACTACAGAACTTAGAGAAACTATATGACCGTAAGTCTCGTGGTACACTTGGTGGGTCAGGAGATAAACGATAATGAATTGGGTATGGAGATTCCTTAAGTACGTACAGACATGGCGAGCACACCGTCGAGTTATTAAAGAGCTTAACATGCTGAGTGATTTAGAGCTACGAGATATTGGTATTAACCGTTGTGATATTGACCGACTGGTTTGGATGAAAGACGATATGGAGAAACGAGGAACAAATGGCAAACAATAATTACCTACCAACAGACTACCAAGCATTTATCCACACATCACGATATGCTCGTTGGTTGGACGACGAGAACCGCCGTGAGTCTTGGCCTGAAACTGTAGGCCGTTACATCAATAATCTTGTAGCTGGTAAGGTAAACGACAAGACAGCCAAGGATATTGAGGAAGCTATCCTTAACCTAGAAGTCATGCCATCTATGAGAGCTATGATGACTGCAGGGCCAGCCTTGGAACGAGACAACACTGCAGGGTATAACTGTTCTTATCTACCTGTAGATGACCCCAAGAGTTTCGACGAGGCTATGTTCATCCTGCTCTGTGGTACTGGTGTTGGCTTCTCTGTTGAACGTCAGTTCGTCACTAAGCTGCCAGAAGTACCACAACTGTTCCAGAGTGATACCACAATCGTCGTGAAGGACAGCAAAGAAGGTTGGGCTAAAGCTCTGCGTCAAGTGATTGCACTCCTCTATAGTGGTGAGATCCCTAAGTGGGATGTGTCACGTGTCCGTCCCGCAGGTGCTCGACTAAAGACATTCGGTGGACGTGCCTCTGGTCCTGCCCCTCTGGTGGACTTGTTTAACTTTGTTGTATCTAAGTTCAAAGAAGCACAGGGACGTAAGCTATCCTCTATCGAAGCACATGACATCATGTGTAAGATCGGTGAGGTTGTAGTTGTTGGTGGTGTACGTCGATCAGCTATGATCTCTTTGTCTAACCTGAGTGATGACCGTATGCGTCATGCTAAGTCAGGTGAATGGTGGGATGAACCCGATAAGAACATCTACCGTTTTGGTTACCGTGCTCTAGCTAATAACTCTGTAGCTTACACGGAAAAGCCTGATGCTGTTTCATTCATGCGTGAGTGGATGGCATTGGTTGAGTCTGGGTCAGGTGAACGTGGTATCTTTAACCGCCAAGCCAGTAAGAAACAGGCTGCAAAGAATGGACGACGTGATACAGACTACGAGTTCGGCACTAATCCTTGCTCAGAAATCATCCTACGTCCATATCAGTTCTGTAACCTGACAGAGTGTGTGGTACGTGCTACAGATACTCTAGAAGATTTAGAACGTAAGGTTCGTCTTGCTACAATCTTAGGGACTATTCAGTCTACGTATACTAAGTTCCCTTACCTTCGTAAGATCTGGCAGAAGAACACAGAAGAAGAACGTCTGTTGGGTGTAAGCCTTACAGGTATTATGGACAACCCTCTCATGACCACAAAGAACCAAGGTCTAGAGAAAACATTGGAGCACTTAAAGAATGTTGCTATTAGTACTAATGCTGAATGGAGCCAGCACCTTGGTATCCCTGTTGCTGCTGCTATCACTTGTGTCAAACCTAGTGGCACTGTCTCCCAACTTGTTGATTCTGCTAGTGGGATACATGCTCGTCACAGCCCTTATTACATTCGTACTGTCCGTGGTGACAACAAAGACCCACTGACACAGTTCATGAAGGATCAGGGTATTCCATCTGAGCCATGTGTCAGGAAACCAAATACAACTACAGTCTTCTCATTCCCTATGAAGTCTCCTGATAATGCTGTAGTAACTGAAGACCTGTCAGCCATTGATCAGCTAAAGATGTGGTTAGCATATCAACGTCACTGGTGTGAACACAAACCATCTGTGACTATCAACGTCAAGTCTAATGAATGGTTCGAGGTAGGTGCATTTGTGTATGAACACTTCGATGAAATGTCA